GCCCCGGAGAAACGGATGTAGACCCGGGAATAGATCATCTCGTTTTTTTTCAACGAGACGCGGCGGAGGTTTTCCGCCCTGAAACGATTGCTTCGTTCGAAGGTAAGCCTGTAACGAATGATCATCCTCCGGTCGCAGTCGGACCGGACAATCATCGTGATTACGTGGTCGGCGTTTGCCAAAACGTAAGACAGGGAACGGGTGCAGACGCAGACTTTCTGCTCGCAGATCTTCTGATCTACGACGCGGAAACGATTAAGGCCGTCCGTGACGGCAAACGAGAAGTGTCATGCGGTTATGACGCTAAGTATCTACAAGACGCGCCGGGTCACGGTCGGCAAGTAGAAATCGTGGGAAACCACGTTGCACTAGTTAAGCAGGGCCGATGCGGTTCTAGCTGTGCAATTCACGACAACCAAACAGGAGAAGATCACATGGCAAAGAATGTGTTTGATCGCATCCGGGAAGCACTCAAGTCGAAAGACGAGAAGGCTCTGGAAGCGGCTCTCAAAGAAGGGGAGCAAGCGGGTGAAAACGGCACCGTCGTAAATATCAATACGTCGGACAAAGCCGCCGACGACACCCAGAAGAACCTCGAAGCCATCATCGCCAAAGCCGTCGCTGATGCCGTGGACAAGGCGCTGAAAGACAAGCGTCGCGGTAAAGATGAAAGCGAGGAAGAAGAGGAAGAGGAGAGCATGGGAGACGCGGAAGGCGAGGAAGAAGAGGAAGAAGAGGGCAAGGGTAAGAACAAGGATCGTCGTCGCGGCAAGGATGCCAGGGACGCGGCCTTCGTTGCCAACTGGCGCACGGACTTCTTGTCTCGCGCTGAAATCCTCGTTCCGGGCTTCAAGCTTCCGACCTTCGATTCGAAGAGCACGAAGTTCAAGGATTACGCCTGTTCCTGCCGTCGCGCTGTGTTGCGTGACGCAGTAAAGGCGGAAGACACTCGCAAGGTCGTCGAGACCTTCTTAGGCGGTGTCTCGGTTGACCGTGCCACGCGGGATCTCATTGACGCGGCGTTCATCGGCGCAGCCGAAGTCGTTCGTCAGCAGAACAATGAGAAAAGCATTCGTCGCACGGTCACAGCCCGTGACTTCGGAAGAACGGTGTCTCCGGCCAAGATCAATGACATGGCCCGCGAACACTGGAAACGTAACCAAGCATAAGGAGAAATCAAGATGGTATCTTTTCTACAGCGCATGAACGCCGGTATCCCCGGTGACATCTCGCGGAAGGAAGGGTCAATCGTTGAAGTCGCTGAGTATGACGCAACGAACCCGCCCGCCGCTTTCGGTGTTCCGCTCGTCCTCGACGGCACGTCGCACAACGTTCGCCATATCCTCGCCTCGGATCAGCTTCCGACGTCGATCTATGGTTTCCTCGTGCGCCCGTTCCCGTTGTCGAACGCAAACACTTCCGACGGTCTGGGCACGTCCACGCCGAATACGAACCAGCTTGCCGACGTCATGAAGAAGGGCTATCTCAGCGTCCTCCTTCAGAACACGACGGCAGCGGTCAAGGGTGGACAGGTCTATGTCCGCGCGGCGGCAACCTCCGGCAGCCTGTTACAGGGCGGTCTGGAAGCGGCTGCATCCGCGACGGCCACGGCCACGGCTCACTCGGGTAACACCGGCAACGCCACGATCGGCACGGTCACTCCGGGCGTGAACGCGCAGGGCGGAACCTATAACGTCAACGTCAAGGAAAACATTGACACCACCGACACCACGAAGCTGATGATCTATTCGTTGTCAGACGCGAACGGTAATCTGGTGGATACTCAATACGGTGACGGCGTGAGCACTCACACCGTTGTCTTCGCCAATCAACAGCTTGGCTTCACCCTGACGCAAGGTAGCACCCCCAACATCACCGGCGACAGCTATCAGATCGCGGTTACGCTCGTCAATCTTCCGATCCCGAATTGCACTTTCATGGGCGCGGCAGACAGCAACGGCAACACCGAAATCGCCCTCAAGATGTAACGCAAGGAGAACAGCAATATGAACACACACGTCAACGACTCGCACCCCGGCTCTGTTTCAAAAGGGCGCCGGTTTACCCGCGATGAAATGCTGACGTTCGATCAACAGACGATCGACAGCACGGGCGCGTTCCTAATCAATGAGTTGGAACGTCTCGACCCGACGATGCACGAGCCGCTGTACAGCGTCACGTGGTCGCGCGATATTGACCTCCGCGAGGATGTCAGCATCGCCGACGAAACCTCGTCGTTCACCAATACGACCTTCGCGGCTTCGGGTGGTCTCACTCCGGCTGGTAAGGCATGGATCGGCAAAGACAGCACGCAGATCCAGAACCTCGCGTTGGATATCGGCAAGACCGCCGCTCCGTTGTTCCTCTGGGGCCTGGAGCTCGGCTACACGATACCCGAACTCGAAAGCGCTCAGCGTCTGGGTCGTCCGGTGGACAGCCAGAAGCTCGAAGGTATCAAAGTCAAGCATAACATGGACATCGACGAAATGGTGTACACGGGTGATACCGTGATCACGCGTTACGGCCTTGTCAACTCGACCGCGGTCACGAACAACACGAACGCGGTGACGGGCGCATGGCTCGGCGGCACTACGACGCCGGCTCAGATCCTTGCGGACGTCAACGAGATCCTGTATTCGGCATGGAAGGCGACCGGCTTCAAGTATTGCCCGTCCACCCTTCTGCTTCCGCCGAAGCATCTCGGCTACCTGAGTTCGACTGTCGTCAGCACCGCAGGTTCGGTTTCGATCCTGAAGTTCCTGAAGGACAACTCGATCTGCATGGAGAACAACGGTACGCCGTTGCAAGTTCTCCCGCTCAAGTGGTTGATCGGTCGCGGTTCAGGCGGAACGCCGTTCACGGACGGCACCGTCGATCGCATGGTCGCATACACGAAGAAGTACAATCTCGTGCGTTATCCGCTGGTTCCCCTCCAGCGCACTCCGCTCGAGTTCCGCTCCATCTACCACCTGACGACTTACTTCGGTCGTCTCGGCAACGTGGAGTTCGTGTATCCCGAAACCCTCGCATATCGCGACGGTATCTAACGCAGTCTGGAGGACACCATGAGTAAGACAATACACGTCAAGAAGGAGTTCAAACTCAATCTGTCGAATGATCGGCTATTGCTGTTTGTTCCCGGTCAACACACAGTCGAAGACGACGTGGCTGATCACTGGTTCACGCGTCTTCACTGTGAAGACGGCAGTCCCAAGTTCGAGAAGGGCGAAGGGCCGTCTGCGCCAGCGCCCATTCTTCCGGGTGCCGTTGGTCTAAATCAACGACCGATTGACGCCTTAGACGGAGCGGACAAGGCTCCCGTCGTTCGGGGCGGTAAGTTCCAGAAGATAGACAAGACCAAAGCAAAGGCATAAGTCATGACGGTAACGTCCCGCTCGTTTCGCACAAGCTATCCCGAGTTCACGGATGCGACAGTGTATCCTGACGCGCAGGTTGATTTCTATATCACCTTCGGTCAGCAGATGTTGTCTTCTCCTCGGTGGTCGCAAATGCAGGATTACGGATTGATGCTCTGGGTAGCACACAATCTGATCCTGTACGCGAAGCGAGCGGCGACGGCCTCCGCCGGAGGAGTACCGGGCCAGTCGCAAGGCATACTGACTTCCAAAGCCGTGGATAAAGTTTCCATGGGATTTGACGGCTCGTCGGTTATCTTGACTGAAGGCGGTCAGTGGAATATGACAAACTACGGAATTCAATTTCTACAGATGGCTCGGATGTTCGGGGCCGGGCCGGTTCAGGTATGGTAAAGACTGCGCTGACCGTGACGCAAGACAATACGTCCGCGCTTAAGAAGGCGGTTTCTGCTCTGGTTGATCAAAAGGTTTTGATCGGCATACCCTCGGCAGGTGATAATCGCTCAGATAGCCCGGAGTTCGGTAATGCCGCAATCGGCTATGTCGCTGAGAACGGCTCGCCCGCTAATAACGTCCCCGCCCGCCCGTGGCTGGTTCCGGGGGTGCTCGATGCTTCCTCACAGGTCACGGCAATCTTTGAACAGGCCGGTAAGGCGGTTTTGGCAGGCAATACGCTGGCTGTGGAGCAGGGGCTGAACGCCGCTGGCATAGTGGCCGTGAACGCCGTGAAGGCCCGCATTACGGCAGGCATACCGCCGCCCCTAAGCCCGCGCACTATTGCTGAGCGTGTTGCGGCGGGCTTCTCAGGGGTCACGCCTTACATTCGCACGGGTAAGTTTATGCGGGCTATCAATTACGTCTTGCGGAGAAAATAATGCCTGATGTAGACGTAACAGATTTGTTGACCGACCCTGACTTCGTAGAGCAGGTCACGGTCAGGCGCATCACGCAGACGGTTTCTAGCGGAGGTATCGCGCAGCAAAGCGAAAGTGATTTCACGATCACGGCTGTCGTCACAATCGGTTCCATGCTGGCATCAACGCGTTCGCAGGATTATGCGCTTGCGAAGAACATGATAACCGTTCACAGCAAGTCTCGCTTGCTCGGGCCGACGGCTACGATGCAAGCGGATATCGTCGTGTGGAAGGGAAATAACTACGTCGTCAAGCGACCCTATGACTGGTCGCATTACGGCCCCGGCTTTACGGCGGCGGAATGTGAGCTCCAAGATACGACAGGCGAAACATGAGCAATGACAGCACCGTAGCCGGATATCTAACTCCGGTTGACACAACTGAGAAGCCGCTTGAAGATGCGGCGCTGACCGCCGTCTTCCAAACGATGGTCTCGGGTGTCACGGGTCTTGCCGGTGCTATGGTGCGCCCGCGCTGGCAGTCGGTTCCCGCGAACATGCCTTCGCAGCAAACGGACTGGTGCGCGATCGGCATTACGAAGAGTGACCCCGATCCTTGGGGCGTCGTCGTACATTATCCGCAGGACGCAGATGCCGATCCCGATAGCGGCTACGATCAATTGCAGCAACACGAAGTTCTTTGTATCTTGTGTACCTTCTACGGTCCGAACTCTTCGGGCAACGCGTCACTCTTGCGCGGCGGTCTTCAGATCGCGCAGAATAGAGAACAACTTCAACTCGGCGGCTTTGGACTGAAGTCCGTCGGCCCCGCCGTTCAGGTTGCCGAGCAGATTAACAATCTCTGGGTTCCGCGTGTGGACGTAGAGCTCGAAGTAAAGTACGAGCTTGTTCGCACGTATCAAGTTCGCAATATCAAGTCCTCGGGTGGCACTATCAAAACTGATAGTGAAGATCCGCTCGTCGAGAGGACTTTCAACGTAACGACAAACAACTAGGAGTAACAGATGGCAACAGGTCTCGCCGTATCTCGCCTCATCAACGTATCAGTTGATCTGGCCCCTCTCGGAGCGCAGTTCGCGAATGTGGACTCTCTCCTTATCGTCGGTGACAGCACGGTCATTGACGTTGTAGAACGTATCCGCGATTACGACTCTCTCGCAGCCGTTGCTACGGATTTCGGCACCTCGGCCCCCGAGTATCTGGCGGCCGAATTGTTCTTTTCACAGAACCCCGCGCCGACCCAGCTTTACATCGGTCGTTGGGCTTACGCGGCCACGCCCGGCATTTTACACGGCGGCGTACTATCGGCAGCCGAACAGGTTCTCACGAATTTCACGGCTGTCACCAGCGGCGGCTTGACCATCGTCATTGACGGCACGTCGCACAATGTGACGGGCTTGGACTTCGCGTCGCCTTCGCCTGACAATCTCAACGGCATCGCTTCCATCCTTCAGGCCGGGTTGCCCTCGGGTGTCCACGTCTATTGGAACGCGAACATCGGGCGGTTCGACATCGTCAGCAGCACGACCGGCACCTCGTCTTCGGTTGCCTTCGCGACTGCGCCGGGTTCTGGCACGAGCATTGTCGATATCTTCGGTCTAGGTTCGACCGACGGCGGTTCAACCGTGGCCGGTATCGCAGCTGAGACACCGCTCGCGGCTGTCACTATCATGGATGACATGAACATTTCGTGGTACGGTTTGACCTTCGCCACGCCGGATATTACGGACAGTCAGCAGCTCGCGGTCGCGGGCTACATTCAGGCGGCGTTCCATATCTTCGGCATCAGTACGACTGAAGCCTCGGCCGTTAATCCGGAGTCTTCTTCGGATATCGGCAGCCTCTGCATGACGGCGGGTTATACGCGCACGTTCTGCTCGTACAGTTCCAGTAATCCCTATACCGCCGCTTCTATCTTCGGGCGTGAGTTCACGGTCAACTTCCAAGGAAACAACACCGTCATCGATCTCATGTACAAGCAAGAGCCGGGCGTTGTCGCTGAGAACCTCACGGCTTCGCAAGCGGACACACTTGACGCGAAGCGGTATAACTACTTCGTCAATTACAACAACAACACGGCCATCATCGAGAACGGTTGGATGTCCGGGCCTGCGTATATCGACGAAATCCACGGCACCGACGCTTACGCCAACGAGTTGCAGGTCAATATCTACAATCTGCTCTACACGAACCCGACGAAGGTTCCGCAGACAGATGCCGGTATTCATCAGATCGTTGCCATCTGCGAAGCGACCAGCGCCGCGTTCGTGGCGAACGGTTTGCTTGCTCCGGGAACGTGGACGACCTCCGGCTTCGGCTCGCTCAATCAGGGTGACTTCATGCCGAAGGGTTACTACGTCTACGCTCCTCCGGTCGCGCTGCAATCGCAAGCCGACCGCGCCGCGCGTAAGTCACCGACCATACAGATCGCCGCCAAGCTGGCCGGTGCCGTCAACACGGTTGACGTCGTCGTTAATGTCAACCGCTAACTGAAGGAGTAGTCCAAGATGCCTGCAATCGGAGTAGGAACGTATTCGTTCACAGATGTCCTCGCGAACCTTGTCGGTCCGGGCGGCAGCATCAACCTCGGCTCAGGTGCCGGTGCCACTGAAGAAGGCATCTCGGTCGAGTACAAAGATGACAAGAACATCCAGACTACCGGCGCAGACGGTTCAGTGATGAACAGCTTGAACGCCAGCAAGTCTGGTCGCGTAATCGTAAGGATCCTGAAAACTTCCCCGGTCAACGCGCAACTCTCGCAGATGTATAATCTGCAATCACAGACGAGTGCGAATTGGGGAACCAACGTGATCTCCATTCGCAACCCGATCAGCGGTGACTCGATCACGGCGACCTACGCCGCGTTCAAGAAACACAGCCCGATCACCTACGATCGTGACGGTCGTCACTGTGAGTGGGAATTTGACGCCATGCTGGATGTCACGCTCGGTGGCGGTCTGCTTACGAACCTCGCTACGTTCGGAGCCGGCTCAGTCTAAACTCTAGCGGAAGGAGGACACCGTGTTGGAGTTTGAATTAGAAGGAAAGAAGTTTCGCTGCGAAAAGATGGATACCTTTAAGCAGTTCGCGGTTCTGCGGCGGCTGGGAGCTCTCTTCCCCACCGCGCGCGGGGCTATCGATATCTGGCCTAAAGATCCAATGCTCGCCGTGTCATACATGATGGCCGCGTTTAGCAAGCTGTCAGACGAGGATGCAAACTACCTGATCAACGCCTGCTTGGCGGTTTGTAAATTCCAGCAGGGAAAAGATCTTTGGGTAGATTTGATGACCGGAAATACTCCCATGTTCAACGACATGGAATTACCGATGGTCTTGCAGATCTGTTGGAAGGTTCTGGAGCATAACTTCGGTTCTTTTACGCAAGGCCTCCTCTCCAAATTGCAAGATTTGGTGAAGGAACAACCGGCCAAAAACTCGTAAGTCTCCCGGGAGGTGAAGACTGGCTTCTTCGGCCGGTTCTTTATCGGTTGTGTTCCTACGAAAGTCTGAAGAACGGGGCCGTGGATATCTGTGATATTGCTCTGCTCAACGACGCGATAGATGTCAAGCTCGAGAATAACGAACGCCTAAAACCTCGGAAACCAAATGGCTGATCCCGGTATCCTCAAAGAATTTCTCGTAGCGCTCGGCTTCAAAGTCGATGACACGACCTACAAGAAATTCACTAAATTTGTCGATGGTGCGACAAAGGCAGCTGAGAAACTCGGTGAAGTTACGGCGCTGGTTATTACCGGCACCATCGCGGAGACCATCGCTGTTTCGGACGCCATGGAAAAGCTGTACTACGTTTCGCAGCGCACCGGCTCAGCGATTACGAATATCAAAGGTTTTGATTACGCGATGTCTAACCTCGGCGGTAGCGCTGAAGGAGCGCAGGCTTCGCTCGAGAACCTCGGCCATTTCATTCGCAGTTACCCCGGCTCGGGTGATTTCCTTTCTATGCTCGGCGTCAAGCCTGAACATCTAAAGGACAGCGAAAAGGCGATGGAAGATCTGGGTCGCACGTTTCAGAATATGCCTTTCTGGCAGGCGCAGCTATACGGCAACTTCCTCGGTATCGACGAAAAGACCTTGCTGGCGTTACAAAGCGGGGAGTACCAGAAATATATCGAGGATTACGGCAACCGAATGAAGGAAGCCGGAGTTGATACCGCGCAAGCCGCCGAAGCTGGTCATCAGTTCATGGTAGCCTTTCGCGGTTTAGGCGCCGAGATAGAAGTTGTCTCTACGTTGCTCGAACAGAAATTGGCTCCGATCCTAACGCCTATCGTTCAGCAGATGGACGAATTTTTACGAGATTTCGTCTCGAACCCGCAACAGGTT